ACGTATGACATTGCGGTGCCGAGCTGGTTCACGTCTGTGTTGGCACGGCTTGAGGCTGCAGCCAGAACGTCAGCGACCGAGGCCGCTTCCGTCGCCGCAATTCCGAAGCCGGACATGATGTTGGATGAGATGTCTGCAGCCGTTGCGAGGTCCATGCTCGCCGCAGTGGCAAGGTTCAGAACATCTGGGATCGCTGCGACCGCTTCTGCTGCGCTGAAACCAGCCATTCCGAGAAACCGCAGGCCATCAGCCGCCTGAGAGGCGGAGAACTCGGTCGTTGCTCCGAGGTCCATCGCCGTAGAACGAAGGAGCTTGAGTTGGTCGTCGGTAGCGCGCGTGATGGCGGCAACCTGTGCCATGGCATGCTCGAAGCCCGCTATCTCACGCACAATAGCGCCGCCCGCAAAGGCCGCGCCAAGTGTTGCTGCCATCCCAAGAGCAGCTCTGCCGACAGTTCCGAAAGCGCGCGTCATGATCGCCGTCGAGCGGCTCACGCGTCTTTCATTGCGGTCGGCAGAGTCACCAAGACGATTAAGATCGTTGGAACCGGTCCGCACTCCACGACTGTCAGTGTTCAGGAGCAGAGTTGCGAAGTCAATCATTTACGCGATCCTTTTGTGCGCACCATGATGGTCGGTGCATCTTCCCAAGGTGGTTTCCCGAGCGGGTTGCCGCCAAGATTGACGCCTTGAATATACTCAAGACTCATGTCGCGGAGGGTTTTGGCCTCCCAACCAGCCAGACCCCAGTTGAGGTCCGAGAAGGCTTTTAGCTCGGACCAAAGGAGTTGGACCATGCCTGCTGTCTGGCCTTCGCTCATCCCGCCGCCTACGTGGGAGACAACGCCAATCTCCAAGAACACTTGAAAGAGGTATTCTTCATCCTCAAGCGGTGGAAGATCCGGCGGTGCTCCGGCGTAGAAGAGGTAGGCATCCCATCGACTTTCTGTCGCGTCCTTGGGATAGGCATGAAGGTATCCGAGGTGCCGAGCGGCGAGCTTTAGTCGCTCGACTCCTCTGAGAAAAAATTGCGACGGTCTCGCGCGAACTCAATCACTTGAAGGCCGACCCATTCGCGCTTCTCATAGAAAAAGCGGATGTTCTTTGGGGTGCAATCAAGCTCTTTGCCGTCCCAGCCGATGCCTTGCCACTTCGAGGTGATCTTGAGCAAAAGCTCAAGACCGTCTTTCTCGAGCTTCTTGGCATTGCCATTCTGCATGGAGACTGCCGCCGCGCGAGCGATGGACTTTGCCTCAGGACTGTCGAGGCCTTTGACCCAGATGGTGACGGGTTTACCGTTTTCATCGTGCAGGTCTTCAAGAGTTACTGGGTGTTTGACGATCATTTCTGCGCCGTCTTCGGCCCAGCTCTCGAGGTCAATGTTAGAAAAGTCCATCGCTGTTTCCTCCGCGTGGTTTTGGTGTGGTTGAGGGTTTATGCCTCAACGCCGGTTTGTGCGCTGTTGATGCGCAGGGTGAACTCGCAACCCTCATAAGAGGTTGCCGACTTCTCGATCTTGCGGTAGCTGACCACCCGCCCGAAGCTGTATTCCACATTCCCGTCTGGGTCCGTGATCTGGAACGAGTAGTTCGCCCGCATGCCGTTTGCTGCGCGAACAGCATCCTGCCCTGTGTCGGCAAAGTCTTCGGTGTGGATAGTGATCGCGACCTCACCACCGTCCGACGCGCCGGTGAAGTGCAGCTGCCGACCAGTCTTCAGATCTGGTGGCGGGGTGATGTCGGCGTGGGTGTCTCCCGTAGCGCCGATCGTTGCGACATTGCCAACCTCGACAAAGGTCAAGGCTTCATAGCCCGCCTGATCTACGGTTGTTGGTTCGCCCGTTGCGATTGCAAAAGTGCTTCCGATGCTCTCAGCCATTTCAGTCTCCTTTTAGAATTTGGCCCTGTAGTAAATGCTGATAGGCGTTCGCCATGCAGCATCGTCCGTGTATCCGGCTTCGGCTACGGGATTGCGCAAGATGTCGCAATGTCCCGTCGCGAGAGGAATGCGAAGCCCAGCCGGAAAGACTGCTTTCACCTCATCGCAAATCTCATTCGCCTTGCGAGTGCTTGACCCCTTTTCGACCATCACCGATATTTGGAAGATGCCCTGATTGTATTCTGGGTCAGCGCCGTTTGTTCCTAGGCGGGTTGTTGAGCCGCGAAGGAGCTGGACGACGAGATATGGAAAGGCGTTGGCGTCAAAGAACTGGTTTGGCCAGCCGATCGGATATCCAAGCGCCGCGTCGCTGAGTTCCTTCTTCAAGGCAATCTCAAGGTCTGTGTTGCTCATGTGAATCTCGCCTTGGCTCTGTTGGACGTCTCGGTCACGATCGATTGCCAGTCCATGACCGCCTTGCGAACGAAGCCGTTGCCCTCTTGGTTGTAGGTTCGACCAAGGCTGTCTTGCCCGACAAAGCCGAACTCCATCCTAGGCGCGTATTCAGCGGTCCAGCCTCCGGTGATGCGATCTCCCAGCTGCGAACCGGCGATTGCAGCAATGTAGGCGTCCGGTCCAGTCAGCGAGGTGGTGCCATTCAATCCCGCAACGAAGGTGTTGCGAAGGTTGCCAGTGTCCACCGGAAGGTTGCCGCCCTGAGCCTTTGGCGTCTGAGCGCGAGAGAACACCTCTTGCGAGCTCGCCTTGAAAACCATTTCCATTCGGTTCTCGGTCTGGCGGACCCATTCGCTTACCTGAGCAGAGAATGTCTGCGGACTAGCCATCTATCATGCCCAAGTAATCGATCTTGTATTCCACCCAGCATCGACACTGGATCGTCTCTTGCGGCGGAGCGCCCAGAGAGCTGTCTCCAGGAAACAGCAGGCGGAAACCTGTTGGTGTGGTGAACGGCATGCTGCTTTCCAGCTGCTGGCCATTCATCATTGAGTGCGTGTCTCGCGTCCGAGCGTCGCCGGTTGCTCGCCAGACCTTCTTGATCTTGTCCCGCTGGATGCCGCCTCGCTCGACCAGCTGCTCTAGACCCTCGCGCCGCCCAGCATTTAGGGCCGTCAGCGTCTCAGTCCTTGCCACGACATCCCCTCGGTGCTTGAGCATCCGGTTTGAGTAGCTAGTGACCATGCTTTCCAGCTGCTTTGCTGGGATTGGCCTGCCAGTGTCGATTGCCCGTCGAACAGCGCCATCATAGCGCCGGTCGCGAAGCTCGCGCGTCAGGTATTGTCTGAGGTCTGCCTCACTTCCAGACGCCAGTTGGTTGCGCGCATTAGAGACGAACCCAGATTGTTGGCTGGTCAGACCGATCGTTCCGCCCTCGCGCTTTCCGGTGGCTTTGTTTATGCGCCCAACGATCTCCAGAGCCGTTTGGCGAGGACCACGACCAGCCGCAATGCCAGCAGAGACCGTTCTGCGTATCGCCTCGCGCTGGTCATTCAGGATCTCTGTCACGAAGTTCGAAGAGCGTTGAGAGGCCCAAGTCTCTGCGCGCGGATTGCGCCCGTCGAAGCGGATCACCAACGCCGCAGATGCCGGAAGGCCGGTCATGATCGCTCGACCGGCTCCGGTGTAAGCAGCACGCAAGGCGTCTCCAATCTCGTCCATGAACGCCGGATCAAAGTTCAGAGTCTCGAGAACCAGATCGATCCGACCCCGCTCAAGCGCATCAACAAGGTTTGCCAACACGACAGAGTCTTTTATGTCCTGAAAGGCGTTCAAGAATGCATCCCTGACCAGAGGGCTGTTCTTTTCCAGCTGCGCTTCGAGGAACAGCGGGATCTTGCTCATCTCACTAGGTCCACTTCCCACAGAACCGTGATACCAGCCGGTGCCAGCGTCCGGATCTCCTTGATCTCGGATGCCAGCTCGCCGCCGATCTGGATCAGGTCATCGCGCTCAACCACGAACTCAGTGTCGATCACCTCGGTCGAGATGTAGACTGTGCGCGAGCGAACAGCCTCAAGGGTCTCATTGCTTGGACGATCCATCTGCATCCGCGACAGATCTACAAGGCGGATCTGGATGCTCGTTGGTGTCCCAGCCGTTGGGTCGTAGTCTGGACCAGTAGTTGACGCCTTCTTGATGAGCTTCGCCTCTTGTCCGAAGTCGTTGATCAGGCTGATCGCTGTTTGTGCCGCAGCGCCGTAATCGAACAGGCTCATACTGTCAATGCCGCCGGATAGGCAATGTCTGGCTCAAGAAGACCCTTCAGGGTGTCGATCGCCGCAGTGATCTCCGGACGGTAGCTTGCAAGTTGGTCGCTCAGGCTTGCGGAGCTTGGAGCGCCGAAGTAGGATCGACTCAGCGGACCGACCTTCTCGCTCTGAACAGCATTGCCGAGGGTGATGCTTGGAGTGAGAATTCCAGGCGATTGGAACTCGACCCGAGCCAAAATGTGCTGTGCGTTCTTAACCTCGACAGGTATCTCATTGACTCCTATCGCATTGTCTTCTCCGTCTGTGGCGTCTGTGCGAGGCCAAGCAAGGGATTGTGCGCGCCCGAAAGTCCGCTCACCCTTCCACTTGTATTTTCCGCTGAAACCGGCGATGGAGCTGGCATTCGCAAGGTATGTCGACAACCAAGCTGCGGAACGCCGCAGAGCAGCATCCTTGACCGCGTCGTTGCCCGTAAGCTGATGTCCATAGAAGTCTTCCGACCACTGCTGGCACTCAGCAAGGGTAACAAAGCTGTCCGCACCAGCGACGCCGGTGCCATCTTCAATGATCAAGGTGCTTGCCATGGTTTTGCCTTACTTCTTGTCTGAAGCAGTCTTGGCCTCGGCCTTTGCAGGCGCTTTGGCTGGTGCAGACTTTTCAATGGCCTCGATCATCCCAGAAGAGACCCAGCCCTTCTCGACGACCGTCTTAGGGTCGACCTCAGCCACGTTGTAGGCTTCAAGGGTTTTGCCGTCGGCGAACGTCAAGTCGCCCTTGGTGTTGTTCTTGTACTTCATTTTCATTCTCCTGTGAAATGCCGAGACGACGGGGAGGATCGCCGTCTCGGCAAATCTTCCTTAGATGCCGTCGCCGTAGCGAACAGCCTTTGGAAGACGGATGTCCAAGCCACCGAGGCGGAAAATTCCAGGAACGGTGAACTGCAGGCCTTCAGTCTGCACCGGCAAGAAGCGGTGAGCCATTGGGATGTGCAGCTTCAGGACGTCAGGTGCGCGACGGTAGGCGATCATGCGTGCAGTGCCACCGGCACCAGCAGCAGTCAAGCCTCGCATGCCACGAATGTCCAGTGGTGCGCCGGTCATGGCGGTGTACACGTTGTTCGAACGAATGAACTCGAGAATGGTCAGGTTGGTGTCGCCAAGGCGAGTGGAAGCGATGGTCTGATAACGCTCGATCGGGAGGATCAAGGTGTTGGCCATCTCGACCGTGCTCGTCGCCGAATTCATGCCGATCAGCATGGCATTGACGTCGCGGTTGATCAGGTCGCCAGTCTTGGCCGACCAGAGCGCCGAAGATCCGGTTCCATCAGCAGCGATCGACTGTGTCGGGACGCCAGTGTAGGAGAACAGACCCTCGAAGCCCTTTGCGGTGTCGCCCAAGAATGCGATGCGATAGATCATCTCTTCGTAAGCGCGACGAGCCGCTCCGGCCTTCTCCGCATCGAGCGAGATGCCCAACATGCGAGCCTGATTGACCTCTTCGAAGCCGTAGGAGTAGCCGATGCCAGCCGAATAGACTTGGGTCTCGTGCTTTTCCATCTCGACGCCGACAACAGGCATGTCTTTGCCGTTGCCATTGATCCAGTCGGCCTTACCGGCCTGATCCATCGAGAAGTAGGTGACGGACTTGATCCATTCGTTACCGGCGGTCTCGACAGGAATCATGGACGCGTAGTCCAGCTCCGGATAGCGATTGCGATAGACGCCAGACTCGATCATCGAGGTCTGCGAAGTCACAAAGCCAAGGTTGGCCTGCATCGCGTCATTGAAGTTGAGTTGTTTCATGTTCTGTGCTCCTCTTAGCCCAGCAGCCGCACGAGAACCAGCCCATCAGCCGCGCCGCCGGTCTCGAAGATGGCGTTGGGGATGGCAAGGTTGTCGGTGGTTGTGTCAGTGAATTTACCAGAACCGCCCACGACGCGCATGTAAACAGGCGCTCCGGCGATTACGGTGTCGAATGCCGTGACCCAAACGAGGCCACGAGTCATGACCAATGCGCTGTCTTTGACTGCGAATTGGTCGATGCTGTCTGCTCCGACCGACTGGTCGCGGACAGTGATGCCGCGAACGACATCAGCCGCAGCGGAAGCTGCGATGACGCCACGATCGGCGACGCCCTGCTTGACAGCCTTACCGAAGCCAATGGCTGCAGTTTCGACTTCACGGCTGATCAGGTTGTTCGGCTCAGTGTTGCCGATCATCCCCTCAAGAGCTGTGCGCTGCTCGGTGAGGTATGTGGTTTGCGTTGCCATTGATTAGGCCTCCTTGCGCTTCCAAGCGTCCCGCATGCTGGCGACATTCTCGGCATATGCCTTGTCTGGGTCAGCATCGTTGACGTTGTGGTTGGTGTTGTCGCCGTCGTTCGCCAGCGCCTTCTTGAAGCCATCTTTGGTCTTTTCAGCTTCGTCCAGCAGCAGGTCGAAAGAGGCATCGATGTAGGCTTGGCTCTTGTCTTTGACGCGAGCATCGCCCAACTTGGCAACAACGACAGCCTTGCGGATGTTGTCATCGGACAAGCCAGAAGTGTCGATGCTGTCGTGCAAATTCTTCGCCTTGGCGATCAGTTCTGCACGAGCGGTGACGCGGGTGTCGATGTCGGCGTCAGAAAGCTGTTTGGCCTTCAGAGCGTCGATCTCGGCATCCTTGGTTGCCAGCTCTGCGTCCTTGGCGGCGATTGCCGCTGTGTTCGCAGTAGCTGCTTGAGTTGCGGTGTTTGCGGAGTCCGCAAGGGCGCGCTGCAGCTTCTCAATCGCTTGAGCACCTGCGTCGGTGGTCTCGATAGGCAGACCGTCCACCAGAACAGTCCGCGTTTTGATGGCGTCTGCCATATCCATTTCTCCATGGTTGCGGGTGTCGCCAATTCTTAGATTTGAACCGCCTCTTGCCTTGGCGACTACAGCAAGGTGGTTCATTCGAAGATTGCGCTGGATCGCGTCGTAGGGCTCTCCCTCCGGCGTGATTCCGTCCACAATCTCGATCTCTGAGGTGTATCCCATAGAAAGCTCGCGCTTGCCGTTCTCGACGGCCTTGATCGCTTCACTGTCCATAAGCACCAACGGAACGCGAACAAAATCGCCGTCCCGAACAACCTCGTCGCCGGTCTGTCCGACGGCAAGCTCTTTCCAGTTTCCGGCGTCGACCATCTGTGTTGGGTGGTCGAGGGTCACTGGTCTGTGAGCGTAAGTCTGCAAGGCGTCCCGCCCGAACACTTCGTCCGCCGGACGATAAACGCGCGCAATGGCCTTGTCAAAGAGACCAATGTCAGAACCTGCATAAAGCTGGATGCCGGTCCGAGCAACGCGGGCATCCGCAACGAGATAGCCGTCGGAGGTCCGGCGGATGCCCGTCACAGGTGCTGCATCAAACATTAGGTTGTTGTTCATTCGGATCGACCTCCTGTGTGTTTGGGCGCTGCTCAAGTTGTGGCGGAACCGCTGTTAGGTCATTGGGAACGTCATTCATTATGTCTGAGCCGAACTCCTCGACTGCCGACTCAAGGCCGGAAAGGTGTCCGCCCTCGATCATGGCATTGATTGCTGCAGACCCGAGCGTCTCCATCGGCATGACCTCGGCCTCTTTCAAGGTCTTGATCGTCTCTGCAGTGATCTTGCCGATCTCTGCACGCTCTTTGTCGGTCGTCTGCCAAAGGCTGCGCCAGTCGTAGGTGACCTCCGGCGGACGCGCGCCAAGGGCGGAGCGAATTAGCCCCTCGTCCAGCCGGTTCATAACCGGCGTGATCGAAAGGTGTTGGTGCGACTGGATGCGATCGTAATAGTTGCGCAGATCGCTCTCGCCGGTAGAATTCATCCCAGCCGGAGCGCGACCGAACAGGCGCGTCATGGGGATGTCCGCAGCGCCAGAGACGTTCTGGTAGAAGCGGTCCATGATGTCTGGCAGCGTTGCGAAGCTGGCCGACTTCTGCGAATAGTCTTCGTCGGCATCAAGGATCAGCGCGCCGTTGATGCCCTTGCCGGTTGCCGCGAGCGTGAAGCGTTCAAGCAGTCGGCGCTCATAGGCGGAGTCGCGCAACCCTTCCATCAGCCCAGGAATTTTGATGACATCGACCTTGGCCTCGAACACCAGAGAGGCGATGTTGGACGAGGTTGAGTCGGCCTGAAGAACCGCTTGCATGATCGACTGCAGAACGCTGTCGCCCCAGCCGCGCGTGGTGTCCATCTCGTCTTCAGGAGGCTCTGCGCCATTGAACAGGACCAGCCGCGAGGCGTGGATCCAAGTCATGCGAGCGCGAGATGAGGATAGTTGATACCGCTCTGGCCGGTTGAACCACTCGGTCGTTGGGTCGTTGTTCAGCTGGTCAGCATTGAGATCGTTCTTTGTCAACACTGTCAGGTATTTCAGGTCGCCAAGGCCAAGACGCTCGATCGGAAGCGGCTCCTCAAGGTTCTCGTCGCCTGTGCCGATGAACAGCGCCGCCCCGCCGTAGAGGCGTGCAGCTGTTAGAGCCTGCAACGTCTTGCGCTGAATGTTGAGCCGCTTCTCTTCCGCCTCGAGAGCTGTGATCTGCTCCTTCTCCGCATTCCAAGCGCGCCACCGGCGGGTGGAGTCAAGGGCAGGGATGTCGACCAGCTTGCGCGGCAACCAAGCACCACGGTACGAGGCCACAAGCTGCTGGTCTGTCAGCGGACTGAACTCGTATGCGCTGCCAGCAGACTTGTCACGTGCGGTGCCAAGATTGGCTACCACATTGCGAAGTCCATCTGTAACCATGTTTACGAAACCCATGCAGTCCTCACAAATAGTCTAGGGTGTAGCGCTGGCTCACGGCTGGCCAGAAGGCCATGACGATCGAATCAGCAAGGTTTGGCGAGCGCGTGCCCTCTGGAGACTTGTTTACGACGAGCTTCATAGAGCCTGTCGTTGTTGAGGCGGTTGCCTGTCCTAATTCCTTTTGAATCTGGCGCAAGGACGGAAGAGTGGATGGCAGAGTTATGAGGTCGTCCGGTGGGAACTCGACACCCTCAATTACTGCTCTGTGCGTCCGCTCAAATCGCAACCGAAGCTGCCACCATCCTTGCGCCTTAAGATTCGCGTAGAAGTCCTTGTTCAAAGGAGTGTCCTTATCCCCAGGAACGACGTGCTTGTCTGGGTTCAAGACCTTGGCCCCTGCCGACCACGCAATCAAGCGTGTGCCCTTCGGCATGAGACCCTCTGCCTCGAGACGGTTTGATTCCGCCTTCACCCCAGCACCAACGCCTACGCTGTCGTACTGTAGCTCTACTGCCCCATGGTCTCTGCAGAGCTGGATCGCGCGTCGGGTTGTTTGCCCCGTATCTCCGTCGGCCCAGTCTTTCGTCTCAAGCAAGGCCGGACCCTTGCGTATCGCCACCGCATTCCGGTCGCCGCCCTCGTCCGCAACGTCAAGGCCACCAAACAGACGACCCTCAACATCGAACCCGAGCTTGATGTGCGCATCGATCGCCGAACGGACCCATTCGGATGGGATGATCACATTCTCGACCGCAGCAGCGTAGTCCCGCTCGACCTCCTGAGCGAACACGTGCAACAAGCCGTCTGCTACCGCCTTTGCTCTTCTGGTCTCGTACCACTTCTGGTCTTTGTCAGGGTGGTCAGACCAGTCCATGACGAATACGTTCGTTTTGCCTTCCTCAGCAGCGCCGCCAATCCATTCATGACCAGCCTCGCGACGACGATGGAACACGTTACCAAGACCATTGACCGAGGATATGTCGATCTGAACCCGAGTGTTGTCGGCAAGTGCCGCCTCGATCTTTTCTGGCCGCTCATAGTGGGCGCTCTCATCCTTGAAGTAAATCAACTTACGACCGCCGCGACCGATGTTGTCTCCAGCCTCGCCGGTGATCGTTGAGCCGTTGTCGGGATTGACAATGCGCATATAGCTCATGTGGTCTTTGGCGCTGAATCCGGCAGGCATGAACTCCTTCGGCAGACCGCTGATCAACAGGCGCATCTTTTCGAAGATGCTGTCCGGATCGCCCAGCTTGTCGACAAGCTGCTCTTTGCGTGAGCCCCAGCCGACAGAAGCGCCGTCCCAGAAGCGCCACAACCAGACCGAGAATGCCGAGCAGACCCAAGTGGCCCCCATATCCCGACACTTTTCAACCAGCCCATTCTCTTCGCCCCTGATCATGGCCAGCAGGAAGTCGACCATGTCGCCTTGCCGCTCGAACAGGATGAAAGGCATCTTCGCCGGTTTGAGCTTGCCCGCATTACGCGGATCGTAGGTGTCCATCCAGTGGCTGATGAATTCCTTCGGATGGTCGCGGTAGAACTCGATCGCCCCGAAAAGGAGCGTTGGGTCGGTTCTCATCCGCAACAGCTGCTGCTGCCGCCAGCCGAACACAGAAACATAATCCGGTGGCCACTGATCCTTTGTCAGCGTCTTTGGCGTTTGCCATTGGACGACTTCGTGCTTCATTCGCTCTCAAGTGTTGCGGCGTAGCTCGCTGCCGCCTGTCTCGGATCCATGTCGTGCTCGACCTGCCGCCACTCGATCGGACGGTCGCCGCCCCCAAGCTCGACCTTGCTGGTCAGGCCAAGGTCCATCGCAATGATCCGGCTGTTGAACTCGTTTGCTGCGCCATAGACGAACTTGCGCTCACGAACCAACTCACCAACCGCAGAGTGGACCATGCGAACGCTGTCGTCGGAGTCCTTTGCATAGTCTTCCCATTTGCGGATCGAGATGCCCAAGAAAAGACACATGCCGCTGACCGTAGGAGCGCGCTCCCTGTGCTTCGGCATGCGGATCGGAGAGCCTTGGTCGTTAACGATATTGTCTATGTGGAGCGGGTTGTTGTCGAGCCACAGGAAGTATTCCATGCACTCGTCCAGCATCTGCTGTGCATTGTCGAAGTGCTTTGGTCGGCCGGTCTTGATCTGCTTGGTCAGCTTCTCATGAAGGATCTCGTGCAGCTTTGTCTTTGGGTCAACCTTTGGCATTTCAGTCTCTCTAAGCAATAGGACACAACAGCCGCTGGAAGCAGCTTTAAGGTGTGGGTAGCGGTCCGGCTTGCGCCTCCAGTCTGATCACCCACGAACAACAAGTGTGTCGTTAATGAATACTATGCCTGAATCCTGTCCAAAAGGAAAGCGGAAACTTTAATGCGAACAGATGACCCAATAACATCAACAAAAACCGAATCACCTTGCTGAATACTGACCAAAACGTAGGGAGACGCGAAAAGATCAGACCTCAATACAGCACGCTCACCGGCCTCGAATTGTGGCACCTCGCGGACCTCCTTGGACGCAAACGCCTCGTCCTTCCAGCGCGCCTCGAAAGATCGCATTCCATTCACCTCGTCTTCCGAGATCAGCGCGCGCTCGCCACCGAGAGACACGAAGCCGAACCGGCTCTGCGGAAGGCGTCTCAGCTCATCAACCTCGCCGCGCGCAAAGGCATATCCTGGATAGGCCTCGATCTCCATCATGATCGGTTTGCGCTTACTCGCTACGCGCCGCCTCACGAACAGCTTAGGACAGTAGATCTCCACGACCAGACCAGCACCAGAAGCAATCTCTTCCAGACGCGCCGCCTCACCAGAAGGCAACCTCAGCACAGCCCATTTTCCAAAAGGCTCCAAGTTCCATTTTTTCGCCACTTTCCATAACTCCTTATACTTTATCTCTCTCTCTCTCTCTTAAAGACAGGAAGAAGAATAGAATAATAAGAGAGCCTAGGTTTACTTAGAACGAAAGCTCATTCCCAGCGGACTTCTGGAACCTGGAGCCTACCTTCCGTTCTTTCGTTTTCCCAACCTTTATTGGCTCTCTCGTTGTTTCGCTCATAAACCGGCGTCCACCGGCCCTCGCACATCCTGCAAGAATCAAGAAAGGCGCTTTTCCTTTCAAGAAACTATTCAATTAAGTACGAGCCAATTTACCCCGATTTATAGACGTCGAACCCGTCTCGGACTTCTTCGTATTTTGTGACCAGATATTTGCTTTTCATCTGCACTTTCTGGCCGGTTGTGCCGCCTAACGCGACCATCGCATCGTGCTCCCAGTGGACCACAGACCTAGTTCCTGCAACCCCAGCCATGAACCTCGCGACCATTCCCGCCGCCCGCAATTTGCGGATGTTGATCTTTTGGGCATTGCGAACTTCGGCCACGAGCCCTTGAGCTTCGAAGTGCGCGAGCTTGAGCTCGATGAAGGCCGCTCGACCGTCGCACGCCACCATCGCATCTGGGAAGCCGAATGTCCCGCCGGAGGCATTCTCAAACCACCACACCGCGCCCCAGCCTTGAGCCTCAAGCCACCTGCGAACGTCCGCTTCCGCACTGAACACCTTGCCCGTCATCGCTATCTCCTTTGTGCGACGTATTGGAACTTGGACTTTTCAGAATTTCCAGTCTTGACGACCCTCTTCTGGACCAAAGACACCAACCCATTGGTCTCTGCCAGCATGGCGTCGTGGCGATGGACACCGCTGCAGAACTCTCCAAC